TTGATTCACCAACAAATCTACTATTTTCTTCAGCTTCATCATATTCTTCTTGAGTTATAGGTTTAGTTAACGCACTTAATAAGTTTGGATTATTTTGATAATCAAAAAAAGGTGTCATTTGAGGTTTAGGAAAAAACCTAGATGCGTGTTGAGATGTAGTTGTTTGCGTATAAGACATATTACCGTCTGCATCTTTTTCACCAGTAGGCTCGTAGTTAGTTACAGAATTTAAATAAAAAGCTTTAACCGTAGCTTTGTCTGCTGCTCTACTAGGAGTCCTTTCTCCTGGTTTCATAATTGTAGTTCCATCAAAATCAGAAATTCTTCCTACAGGACCAGTTCCCACCATAGCTTGTTTAGCTGGTTCTTTAACTGTTTGTTTATAAAAATCTCTAAAACTATCAAATCTTTCTTGTACTTGTACGCCATCAAACATTTTAACGTTATCAGTATAATCTCTTCTTGCTTGTCTTCTAACTTTCATATTGTCCATCATAGGTTGCATAGTTTTTGCTAATTCATTACCCATAGTATATCCAGACATAGCTGCAGTTCCATAATACATTGTTTTACCTAATAAACTATCTCTGTATTCTGAATCAGCTTCTGCTTTATCTACAGATACTTCAGCTCCTGCTTGCGCCTGATAAACGCTTAACTTTGAATTAATATTCATAATTTCTCCTTATGGCTGTAATTGTGACCATCTTATACCAGCTATTGTAGAATCTACACTTGTTCCACTGCTAGTTGTTTCTCTAAAATTAAATGTTGCAACTCCATCTCTATATTGATCTGTTGCTGCTTTATAGCTTAATTGACTTCTAAATTGAACATATACAGTCCCACTACTTGGTGTTATAGTAGAAGATTGATCTGAAGCATATATACTTGCAGTAGTCCAACTACCTCCACTTGTAATTTTATCATTAGCACTACTTGCTACTCTATATTGAGGAACATGATAACTATTGCTAGCAGGTACTCCTTGTATAAATATACTTCCAACACCATTTGTTACTGTAACTGTAACTACGTCAGAATAATAATATCCTACAGTATTAGAAGAACTATGTTGTACGCTAGAAGGGCTAACATTTACTACGGGATTTGGAGTGCCAGAAGTAGTTAAATTGGCGTTACTTACTTCTACTGCAGCACTATCTGTTAATCCTTGTGCTACTACTTTAAAATCATAACGTTGCGATTGTGCTAAACCAGTTACTGTAACATCTGTATTTACAGCATTATTTGCAGCATAACCTTTAGCACTAGGTGTTACATTAGTCCCTGAATCCCACGATCCTCCGTATGGTCTTTTGTATAACACAAAATTACTTGTTACTTGTGTGTTTGCTGTAATACGTAAAGGTATAGTAGTTGTACCTACGCTTCCATTTAAACCAATAGATGTTACAGCGTTAGGAAACGCTCCTCTATAAAATGTAGTAGTTCCACCTGTATTTGTTTTATATATACTTGGCTCACTACCAAACAAACCCAACCCTTCTCTAGTGTATTTTGTTCCTGTGCTTACAGCACTATTTAATGCAGTGTTCGTAAATATTGCTTTATTTAAACCAAATGCAGTTTGTGCAAAATCTCCATATATATTAAATTGATTAATAGATTCTGTATACGGAACATTCCCTGCGGTAATATCTAAACTAGAACCTGTAGCTGAAGCAGCAGCACATTCTACTAATTTACCATCAGACCAATATGCAGTAATAGTATCTCCATCTGACACTCCACTGTAAGTACCAGTGCCATCTTCTGTGTATGTTATTGTTTGACTGTAAGAAGTACTAACAAAAACTGTACCTGTTTGCTCTTCTACTGCTTCTGGTCCTACTGTATTGCTTCCATAAGAAGCTTCTAATGTATATAAAAAAGTATCAGGTGTCTGTTGTCCTGAATTTGTTACCCCATTCGAAGAATTGTCTGTAAATGTTAATGGAGTGTTTGCAGAAAAACTAACTACGCTTGTACTGTCTGCAACCCAACTAGATCCATTCCAAATAACAGTATCTCCATAAAAACTAGTTCCACCTGCTTTTTTTCTTCTTCTAAGTTTTTGATCTGTAATACCAGTAGCATTAGACCATGTCCAATTTAATTCGATTTCTGGACCGCTAGATTCTTGTGTATAATCTGCTGTAAACGATGTAATAGTTGGAACGTCTGTACCTGTTGGAGTTTCACTAGTAGTTGCAGTAGTTTCTGTTGGATTTTTTTCAAATACATTACGTTGCCAACCTTTTTCTGTTTTTACATAATTATACATTTTTAATCCTAATCTTACTATTCTAGTATCCCCTAAATTTCCTTCATTATTAGAAGGCGGTCTTTTAAGTATTTTGTTAAAAGTAGGATGTATAAAATTTGCATTATTACGCACTATATCTATAATTCTTCTACTCATGTAGTTACCATCTCTCTATAAACTAATTGTATATCATTTAATTCAAAATCAGATTGAACGTCTCCGTCAGCTACTACTGTTAATAAAACAGAATATCCATATACTTTTTCACTAGCAGTTGTTTTTAATTTTGCATTATTTACTACAATCTTTTTGTAAGACATATCATCGCTTGTTGGCAACAAGTTATTACTTGCATTACTGTGAGGATCTACGACATCCTTGTTGTTAGAACCAGATGTATGCGCTCTTACTTGCACCTTAATATTGTCTCCATTTCTAGCAGCAACATATACTGCAGTTAAATTTTTAGGAGTGTTAGGTTTTTTAAATGTAAATTCTTTTGTTTCCATTAGCACTGTATTTGCTTTATATTTTTTAGTAGCACTAGATTCAGACCATTTCTTTAATGCGTAATTATTACTTGCTATTACTAACAATTCCCCATTATTATCCTGAACTACATTGGTACTATTATCAGTAGTAAAAGGTTCATAACTTTGTCCGTTTATACCAGATTTTGTTTCTTTTACAAATGACATTGATTTTAAATCAAATAAAATAATTTGACTTTTACTTTCTGCGTTTGTTGCTTTTTTAAATATAATTAATTGTTCTTTGTTTGGTATATAAGAAAGCTTCAAATCTGCATTGTATATATTAGACCAAACAACTTTATTTTGTCCTGTTTGTTTAGATTGTATTAAGTTAATAAGCTGCTTACCATCATACATAAACAATCCAAACTTATTTAACCATGATACAAAACCTTCTCCTTTAACTAAATGCGAATGCTTTAAACAACCTCTTTGTTCATAAGTTCCTTCTAAAAATTCTATATCTCTACTTACGTTAATAATGTATAATGTATTTTGTTTATATTGCAGCAATCTACCGCCTAAGTTTTCTAATACAGTAATATCTTCTCCGTCATTTACCTCTACATCTATAAAACTTTCAGCATCAAAAAAATCAAAATCATTTACATTAGACTTCATAAGTCTATCATTAGCAGTTTGTCTTATATTATTATCATCATAATATTGTACATTGCCTATATAAAGCTTTCTATTGACCACTGTAGACGTTTTACCGCCTGTGTTAGGTCTACCTATAGCTGAGTGTTTTTCGGACAGTAATGGCTCTTCTATGCTTAAATCGCTCATTGCTTGTCCTACGAAATAAGAAGCATTAGCATATCCAGTAGATGGAAATACATAATGATTCTTGGCACTAGATCCAATTCCTGCAATTCCAAATTTAGTAAATCCAGATTCTCCATTTAGTCTTACACCCTTCTCATAATTTACTTCAGCTAATAAATAACGCTGTCCTATATCACCTGTAACTTCATTGTTAGTTACTGCATAACTATCTATTAAAGCCCAATACACTTTAAATCCAGTTACTCTATCTTTAGGCGAAGGTCTGCCAACAAAACCTAAATGTAATTGTCTTACTTTGTTTTCTGTTAATGTAGGTTGGTAAATATCTCCTAGATAAGTAGGTCCAGATTCTTGTTTGTTATCATAAATTAATGTACCCCACAATCCATATTTTTTACCAGAAGTACTTTTATAAACTACAATAGTACTTTCTTCATCTTGTGATGCAGATGTTGGAGATCCATTAAAGTATGCTAAACAAGACATTCCCCCAAAATTTGTACTAGATACGCTATTGTGACTATTTAATATGTTTCCTAGTAAAGTAGATGTAAAGTTTACTCTACTATACGCTCCACTATAATAACCTAAACTTAACGTAGCATCGTCCAACATAAATAATTCTGAATTATTACTAGCAGACGGTGAACCCGATTTACCTTTTTCTATCATTGTATTATCATAAATACCAGCACTACCAATAGTAATAGGTGATAAAAATATATCATTTGCAGATACTTGATCTTTAATAACTTCTAATGTAGTTGCAGTTGCTAAATTTCTATCGTATTTAATTCTTTGTATTATTTTAGGAAGACTAAAAGTATTAGCAGTAGTTGATGGAGTATGTGTTCCATATACTCTTATATCGCCATCTAATGCAAACATATCTACTTCACCAGCAAAACTACTATCACCAATTGTAACCGTACCTCCGTGTACAGTGTTTCTAGCAGTGTTAGTACCTAGTTCTATAAATTTAACACCTTTGTTATTTACATCGTGGTATGCTAAATATTCTGTAGCTACCTCAGAAGTATCGTGAATTTTTACATCAGAATTAAAATGCAACAATCCAGAACCATCTTTTATTGTATTGCTTGTAGGTAAACTATTAACAGTTCTATCAGCAAGTTCGCCTAATGGTACTAGTTTTCCAAAATATTCATTATCTAGTCCGTCTAATACAGCAAACTCGTTAGGTAATAAATCCCTACGAGCAGCAGAATCGTTTAGACCTCCACTAAAGTTATTTAAATTTAATATTTTTTTTGCCATGTTGTAATACATCCTGCATAGTTTTCATCTTAACTTTTTTCTTTTTACTCTTCATATTGTATGTTCTTCTAGAAGAGTTGGTAGACGATCCTTGCATAGGACCGCCTGTTGAATTACTCGTTTCCATCAATAACCTCTCCCCAAACACTTGTTTTTCCGTCTATTATTTCTACGGTTTCTACTTTAAATTCTCCATTGTCAAACCAATCAACAATAGCAAAAGCATGGCCCCAATTGTGCAGCCTACCTTTTAACCATTTGTTGCTTTCGTGTGACATATCTTTTAAACATCCCATAGACCAAGCGCCAATATTACTATTAAGCTTTGTCATTGTATGTCGTTGAATGTCGTGTACGTGTCCATACATTACATTCTCTCCATATGTCTCTAAATGCTTTTTCGCATGATACGTTGTTGCAAACGCACCATGAAAGAATACCAACTTACCTACTTGGATCGGCAAGTTGTATTCTGTGTATTTATATCCTCTTTCTTTAATTTTACAAGCTTTAAAAAAGCTGTAATCATCAAGATAAGGATACTTGTTAGCAAAATTATCCAACCAGAGATCGTGGTTACCTTGTAATAAATACTTTTCTTTACATCCAACTTTTTTAAGTATTTCATCCCACTCGTCTAATCCTTGATTTACTAACCTTATATCTTCATCTACAATAGGTAGTTGAAACTCTAAAGGCGGTAGCTTTTTGTCTTTATATCTCCAAGCTGATACAGACTCCCACTCTCCAACATCCCCTAAATTAACAAACACTTTAGGTTTTATTTTTAGTATTGCTTTTTTAACACACTCAACTGCAGCTCTATCCTCTAATGGATAATGCTGGTCTGGTATTACGATACCACGTTTTTTAAGTTTCAATGAAACCTCCTATTTTTTAGCTAATGCTTTTTTTACTTCACTCCAAAGCTTGTCATCTAATTTATTAGAAGATTTAGCTACTAACCAATCTCCTAAATGCATTATAACAGCTTTGATGAGCTTTTCTGTACCTAAGCTAGTAAGTACCTTACCTAATATTGGTCCCATTATTTTTCCTTACAGTTTTCATCGCAAGCTTCAAGACCTTTTATATATCCTTGATGCTCTACGATCATTTGTTTTACTTCTGCTAATCTACCGTTAGCCTCTTGTATTTCCTGAACAAGTTGATTATACTGCTCTACTAATGTTTCCATTTTTATAGTAGCTTCAGATTTTAAATCTACTGTTTGTTCTTTTTTACTCATTACGTGCTCTCCTTATTGGTTATAGTAATTATTTTTTCTTGATCTTTTTAATTTTGCCATTATGAGTCTTAGCAAATTTATGCGTTTTAGTTTCTCTTATTAAAGTTCCTTTGTAACGCTTACCTCCCCACATCCAACTAACAGTTTTAGCCATTATTTTTTCTTTCCTTTTTTCTTAGACTTTTTCTTTTTCTTTTTAGGCGGTCTACCTACTTTGCTTCCGTATGTACCTTTACCGTATGGCATATTTACTCCTTTACCATTTTACTTTATTAGCCCAATATGCTGCAGACATTTTGCCTTTAGCTATATTCTTAGCGTGTCTTGCTTTAAAACTTTTGCGTCTAGCTTTAGATTTAGCATCTTTCTTTTTACCTGCTGTGCTAACGCCTTGTTGTCCAAATCTTATAGTTTTAATTTTGCTGCCTTCTTTCGCAACAACAATATGTGACTTTGTTTTATGACCAGGTGTTCTTTTAGGTTTATTGTATCCAGAAACACCAGCTCTTTTTAGTCTAGAATCTTTTTTTACAGCCATTATCCTTGTCCTCTACTGCGTTTTTTGTAATAATTTTTACTATTTTTATTACCAAATTTAGTATTATTACTCATACCTTGCCTTGTTTTTTTCTTTCCGTTAGATCTTTTAGCATCTGTATTGAATAATTTTCTTCTCATTTAATTTCTTTTTTAATTTTATCAAATACTTCTTTTTCGTCAAACCTCATGCTAATACCAGGTTCGTAACGCATAACCTCTACGCCTTCTTTAAATATAATAATTGTAGGTACTATTTTAATATTCCATTCTTTTTGAATAACAGCACCTATTGTTTTATTATTTAAGTCTATTTCACCAACATAACAAAGTTCAGCTAACTTTTCTACCTTTACTCTATTTTGGTAATTCCAACCTGCGTTGATTTGTACTACTGCACATTTCTGTATATTTAATGCTTGTACTTCTGCAAAGCTATTTAAATTAACTGACTGTGAGTGCAAGGGCGACTGCCATAGCAATAACCCAAGCAACCATGCCATACCATAGTAATAATTCATCTCTATACCTCATTAATCTTTATTCATATTAAGAAGAGTTTCATTAATCATTTTAGTATCTTCTTTAACAGAATCAACT